CAGAGTTAGCAATGTTGCTATGATTTCAAAAAGAGATGCAACTGTATCAGGCTCACAAGAGTCTTCAGACCCTGCTGGTAAGAGATCAGAAATGGCTCACCAACTAGCTATCATGTCTAAAGCTCTTAAGAGAGATATGGAAGAAGCTCTTTGTCAAAATGGCGATAAAACAACTGGTAACGCTACAACTGCCCGTGTAACTGGTGGTTTTGAGTCTTGGATTACATCCAACGATTCAAGAGGTGCTACAGGTGCTTCTACTGGTGGCGGTGCTGCTCCAACAGACGGAACTCAAAGAGATCTAACAGAAGATCTTCTTAAAGATGTTCTACAACTTTGTTTCACTAATGGTGGTGAACCATCATTAGCTATTTGTGGCCCACATAACAAACAAGTTATCTCTGGTTTCACAGGTAGAACTCAAGCAAGACAAATGATCGATGCAAACACAGTTGAAGCATCAGTATCTATCTACTCATCTGACTTTGGTGAACTGAAAATCGTTCCATCAAACAGATCAAGAGAAAGATCTTTACTGTTGGTTGATCCTGAGTATGCAAAAGTATCTTACTTGCGTGATTTCAAAACAGTTGACATTGCTACAATAGGCGATGCAATGACCAAAATGATCGTGGTTGAGTATGGATTGGAAGTATCCAACGAAGCTGCTCATGGTATCGTTGCTGACCTTAATGTAAGTTAAGTTCTCGGTTAAGAACCTTAAAGGGATGTTTCGGCATCCCTTTTTTTTGTGTTAAAATTCTTGCATGGCTAAAAGAACTGTTATAGATCATAAGACTGGTTTTACTAACGAGTTTATTACTGAGGGTGGTAAAGATATATTTCATACCACTCAAGATGTAAGTCCAGTAATCGAACATTGTAAAAACATTGCAGAGAATGTTAAGCCAGGTAAAGATCTTCGCCATGTGGCAGAAGTGCCATTGGTTGTATATCAAAGAGCTTGTCGAGAAGGATGGGCAAATGATATGAGTGCATGGAGAAGATGGTTAAACAAATCAGACAATAAAGTCTTTAGAACATGGCAAGGTAAACTATGACATACGCAGAATTAAAATCTAATATCGCAAGTTACTTAAATCGTTCAGATTTAACAGATGTAATTGATTCATTTATAGATAGCACAGAATCAGAATTTAACCGCAGATTAAGAGTTAAAGGCATGATTAAAAGAGCCACTGCAACTCTTACGGGTCAATATCTTGCAGTACCAACTGATTGGTTAGAAGCCATAAACTTACAAATTGATAGCGGTGATTTTTCACCATTGTTTCAACAATCCATTGAATCCATGGATGTTTATAGAAAGTCTAATGACAATGTAACAGGGCAACCTATTTATTTTGCATTGGTAGATGATTCAATTGAATTTGCACCTACCCCAGACGGAAGTTATACAGTACAATTAACCTACTACGGAAAGATAGATGCGTTAAGCGATTCTAATACGAGTAACTTTTTATCCACAGGATATCCAGATGCTTACCTTTACGGATCACTAAAACACGCTTCTATCTATTTAATGGAAGATGAACGAGTGCCACTATTTACAGCACAGTTCGAGAAAGCTCTAGAAGAAATGAGACTAGAGCAAGAAAAAGCTGAGTTTGCTAAAGGTTCTTTAATGCAAAGAAGAAGAACTTACGGAAAACGCAGAAAAGATATTTATTATTTTGGTAATAACTAGGAGTATAGAAAATGGCTGGATTTAGTGATTATTTAGAAGACAAGGTACTTAACCATGTATTTGGTGGCACAAACTACACTGCACCTGTAACACATTATGTTGCATTGTATACAGTAGCACCTGATGACACTGGTGGTGGTACTGAAGTAACAGGTGGAGCTTATGCAAGACAAACCTCTACTTTTACTGTCTCAGGCACATCCCCCACAACAGCGACAAATGCAGCAGCAGTTGAATATCCAACAGCTACAGACAATTACGGAACTGTAGTTGCAGTAGGTATTTTAGATGCCTTAACTGGTGGAAACTTACTTGCTTATGCAAACTTAGATACATCTAAACCTGTAACAACTGGTGATGTATTCAGATTTGACGCTGGTGATTTAGACATCACATTAGCTTAATAACATGGCCTCAGTAGGCTATGGATATGGCGGTTACGGGAAGTCTCATTACGGACAACCTGTTTTTCAACTTGGCGTAGCTACATCCGCTCAAACATCATCTATGTCTGCAATAGGCAGACAAATAGATCGTGGTGTTGCAACCATTGCACAGACATCTGGAATGTCTGCAATTGGTACTCAAGTTGATCGTGGATCTGCAACCATAGCACAAACTAGTGGCATGACCAGTGTGGGCCATAGAGTCCATCTTGGTTCAAGCACAATAGCTCAAACTTCTGGCATGAGTGCTGTAGGTACTCAAATTGATAGAGGCTCTGCAACGATAGCTCAAACCTCGTCTATGACAGCCGAGGGTCGATATACCATAGCAGCATCTTCTACAATTGCAGCATTATCAGATATGTCTGCCATTGGTACACAGATTGATAGAGGTGCATCAACCATCTCACAAACAAGTGGATTTTCAGCAAGTGGTGGTCTAAAATGGGAGGTAATACAGAATCCTGATACTACCTGGACTCAATTAACAAAAGAACAAGCGGCATAATAATATGGCAGATACATTTACAACTAACTTAAATTTAACCAAGCCTGAGGTTGGAGCAAGTACCGATACATGGGGCGGAAAATTAAACACCGACCTAGATACTTTAGATGGTATTTTTGCTGATGCAGGAAACGGAACAAGCGTGGGCCTTAATGTTGGCTCTGGTAAAACTTTAACAGTTGCAGGAACACTATCATCTAGTGGAACTTTAAACTCAACTGGAACTTTGTCTATTGGCGGTGTAACAATTACTGCAACAGGAACAGAGTTAAATTATACTGATGGGGTAACATCTGGCATACAAAGTCAGCTTGATACAAAAGCAACAACAGGAAAAGCTATAGCAATGGCTTTGGTTTTCGGATAAAATTAGGACAATATTATGGCAAATCCAAATTTAGTAAATGTAACTTCGATATATGCAAATAGCATAAATGGAGCTTTAACAACAACTCTCACAACTGATCTATTAACTTGTGCAAGTGATAAGGTTATTAAAATTAATAGCATTGTCGTTGCAAACATTGATGGCACTAACGCTGCTGATGTATCAATGGGAATTATCAAAAGTGGTGGTTCAGTAGTTTTATTTGCTTCAACTATCTCTGTTCCAGCAGATGCTACTTTGGTTCTTATTGATAAGAACTCAAGCATCTATCTTGAAGAAGGAGATGTATTAGAGGGTGGTGCAAGTGCTAATGGAGATTTAACTTACACCATTAGTTACGAAGAACTAGATGACGCTTAAGGAGTACAAATATGGCTCACTTTGCAGAACTTAATTCAAGCAACGAAGTATTACGAGTAGTAGTAATATCCAACGATGATGTAGAAGCTAACGGAGGAGAATTATCCTCTGAGGCAGAAACATTTGTAGCATCTATCGTTCCACACTTAGAAGATGGAACAGCTTGGAAACAAACTTCATACAACAGTAATTTTAGAAAACAATATGCAGGTATAGGTTATACCTATGATGCAAGTAAAGATAAGTTTATCTTGCCACAACCTTTTCCCTCTTGGTCATTAGATTCTAACGATGACTGGGAGGCACCAGTTACCTATCCAACAATTACAGAAATAAATTCAGAACCAGTCTTAATTTCTTGGGATGAAGATAATCAAAAATGGTTAGGAGCAACCCATACTGGTGATCCAATAGTTACAACCAATTACGAATGGGATGCTACTAATCTGCAATGGAATGAGGTCTAACCATGGCTAGTTCTAATGGCGGAGTAGTAGGTGTCGATAATCCTCCAGTTGAGCAACCCGAAACTATAACTACATTTAATTCAAGCGGTACTTTAACTACAGCACCTTATACAACTTCTATATCTGTTTTAGTTGTCGCTGGAGGCGGTGGCGGTGGAGGAAACGATAATGCGGCTGGGGAAGCAAGATCATCAGGAGGCGGAGGAGCAGGTGCATTAATTACCAATACCTCTCTTTCTGTTACAGGAGGTTCTTCTTACCCTATCACCGTAGGTGCAGGTGGTGCAGGGGGAACTGGTGCGCCTGCTAATGGAACTCTTGGATCAACAGGTAGCAATTCTTCTTTTACAGGTAGCTATGTAGCCAATGGAGGCGGAGGTGGCGGTAAATATAACCGTGGCCCAGGTACATCAGGCGGTTCAGGTGGCGGAGGTGGTAATTTTGGTAGTGGTCCCGGTGCTTCAAACCAACCTACTATTTCAGGTTGGACTGTTTACGGAAACGCTGGTGGTAGCGGAGCTAATTCAACTCCAAATTATGGTTCAGGTGGCGGAGGTGGTGCAGGTGCTGTTGGAGGCAACGGATCAGGTTCTGCTGGAGGAGCAGGAGGTGCTGGCATAGCAGATTCAATTTCAGGATCAAGTGTGACTTACGCTGGTGGCGGAGGAGGCGGACAATATGGAACTGACGGAGGAGCTGGTGGCTCTGGCGGTGGCGGAGATGGAAAAGGTAACGCTAACGGAATAGCAGGAACAGCAAATCTTGGTGGCGGAGGCGGAGGGTGCGGTCATTTAAATGCATCAACCCCTGGGATTTACAATGGTGGTAATGGTGGTTCAGGCGTAGTTATTACCAAAGAAGCTGCAGGACCTTACAAAGCCTCAGGAGTATGGGATATGAACGCCCTTTATGACAATGTGAAAGCAGGGACATGGACAAATGCCTAGATTAGTCGGAGCAGTACAAACAGTAACTTCAGGAACTCAAGCAGAGCAAATTACCACATTTAATTCTACTGGTACTTTAAATACTCAACCTAGAACAACAACTGTTGACTATCTTGTAGTTGCAGGCGGAGGTGCAGGTGGTAGTACAAATGCAGGTGGTTTTGAACAAGGCGGTGGCGGAGGTGCTGGTGGATTTAGAACAGGTCCAGCACCAGTGGCAGGTGGCTCACCTTACCCAATCGTCGTAGGAGCAGGTGGAGCAGCCAGTGCAGGAAGCTCTGCTAATGGCTCAGATTCTTCAGCAGTAGGAATTACCTCAACAGGTGGCGGTTTAGGAGCTTACAATGCTGTTAATGCTGGAGATGGTGGTTCAGGCGGTGGTGGAGCAAACTTTGCTGATTTAAGCGGTGGCTCTGGAAATACGCCCCCTGTAAGTCCACCACAAGGTAATGACGGAGGAACTTTACCAGGCAATATACCTGGTGATGTTGTTGGTTCTGCTGGCGGAGGAGGTGCAGGTGGAACAGGTTTTTCAAGAGGAGAACCGCCTTCACCTAGTCCTGCACCTGCTACAGGTGGAGCTGGGGGTGTTGGATTAGCAAGTTCAATTACAGGTTCACCTGTTATGTACGCTGGAGGAGGCGGTGCAGCAGGATTTTTTCCTGGTCTAGGTGGAGCAGGTGGTGGCGGTGATGGCGGAGGTCATCCAACTAGTGGTGGACCAAATACTGGTTATTTTGGTTTTGCAGGTACAGCCAATACAGGTGGTGGTGGCGGTGGGGTTTATGCATTTCCAGCAAATACTTACTCTGGTGGAGCAGGTGGCTCAGGTATAGTCGTTATTAAAGAACCATCGGTTGATTTTACTGAAGCCTCAAGCGTTTGGGATTTAAGAACAGTATTTAGACTAGTCAAAGCTGGTGATTGGACAAACTAACCAACCTTTCTTTTAAAACACATCTAAACTATACTGATCTCTTAAGAGAGAGAAGATGAATCTAAAATATTATTACTGGTACTTTCAATCAGCCATACCTGAAAGAATATGTGATGACATAGTTCGTTATGGTCAAGAGCAAAACAAAGAAATGGCTCTTACAGGCAACGCTAATAAAGATAACCTAACTAAGTTAGAACTCAAAAACATTCAAAAGAAACGCAAGTCTGATATTGTATGGATGTCAGATAGATGGATATACAACGAAATACAACCTTACATCCATCAAGCAAATTATAACGCTGGATGGAATTTCGAATGGGATTTTAGCGAGGCTTGTCAGTTTACCGAATACAAGAAAGGTCAATTTTACGATTGGCATTGCG